GCAGTTGTAGGTGCAGGTGCAGGTGCAGGTGCAGGTGCACGTGTAGGTGTAGGTTGTAAGTTTTTAAAAAAATCTATTGCTTGATCGTCTTGTCTTTCTCTAAGCATCGTATCTATATACTCTTTATTTCTTCCCGCTGCTCTTGCATTTTTAATCGCTTGTTCTAAATCAGGATTTAGTGTTGAAGTTTGTGGAAGCATTCCTGTTGGATCAATTGCTGGTTTATTTGTCGTATATCCTGATTTAGTTCTTGTTATACCAGTAGGTAATTTTGTTCTAGCTTGTTCTAATTTTTGATTAATAGCAGCCTGATTAGCCAAGTTACGTTTTATATTTTCTGCAAGTGTATTGGCCATGGTGATACCACCAGTTTGATATCCTATTCTACCGCCGTCTCTAACATTGACTCTATCAATAAATGCTTGTTTTTGTACGTCAGTCATAGATGAATATTCTTTATCAAATTTAAAATAATTATCAAAATATCCTTTCATTTTTTTACCAACATTTTCTTTTCTTCTAGCCATGTATTCTTCATAAGTTTCACCTTCTTGTTGAGGTGGCTCCTCTGCTAAGAATGCTTGATAGATATAAGTCAATGCTCCCGATACACCGCCAACTAATATCTGTTGTTGAACTAAACTTGGTAAATTTTTTAGTATTGGCACATTTTTAAATAATCCAGTTGCATCTTTTACTGATTTTAAGCCAACATTTTTTTTAGTGTCGCCAGTAATTTCTTTAATAAAATCTGTATCTTTTTCTTTTCCAGGTGTAAAAAAATCCTTAACAGCAGTTGTTCTATCAGGGTTTAATGGGGATGTAAGACCACCTTTAACTCCACCGCCCATAATATCTGTTGCTCCACCCAACGTTCTTGCTCCTGCTCCAAATGCAGTAGTAGCGAGCCCTTGTTTAAAAGCATCAGACAAACTGCCTCTTTGATCAAATCGACCTATACCTCTCATCAATCCTGCAATCGCTGGATTAAATGGTGCAACAAACGGTGCAGCTTTAACTGCTACACTTGCAAGTTCATTTGGTATAAGTTTTCTTACTCTGTCTTTAATTTTACTGATAATTCCAAAACCTGTTCTACTGCCCATAGGTATACCTGTATAACCACCGCCACCAATGGTCATGATCCCACCTTTATTACGCAACTGTCTTGGCATTTTTGCTCTATTAATCATATATATTAAATGTTGTTTATTTTTAAAAGGCAGGAATTTAACCTGAATTTACATTATTACTCGTTTTTCACAAGTAAATCAAGACTATGTTGTAACAGTCCTTGGTAATACTTCCATAGCTGAAAGTAACACATGTAGTCTATTTGCATGGCCAGCTGTGACTTTTACTATCTCTCCAGTCTCAACCACCAATGGATTTGTTAATATCTCAGTTGGAGTATTAGCAGATATGGTTTTTTGATGTGCAACACTAAAAGTAGCATCAGCAGATGTTACTATTTGTATTGTAATATTAGATCCACTACCGCTATCATCGCTTACTAATATAGATTTAACTATAGCAGTTGTTGCAGTTGGCACTGTATACAAAGTCGTTTGATCAGTGGATGTTAAATCTGCTTTTTTATTTACAAAACTATTAGCCATTATCCTCCTAAAAAGAAGATAGTCGCTTCGTTATCTTCTCCTTTTTCTTCTTGAAATGTTGTATTTAATTTTTCTATTAAACCATTTAAATCTCTAACTAAAGATAAAAATGAAATTTGATCATATTCTTTAGGTGGTTGCGTTAATGATTGTACTATTTTTGCCATTACCTTCTACCATCCGGTTGATAATCAATTCTAAAAGTTCCAATTTTCCAAAACTGACCTGTGCTGGTATTTTCTACTTTTAAAGATATAGATCTTGCTCTTGCACGCGTATCTATCTTTTGTGTGCTGCTAGTTATTGTAAATGGTCCAAGAGATGAACTTGCTTGTGAATCATTTGGAAAATCTCTTAAATTTAATGTAACTCTTGCGTTACCTGTTTGTGATAAAAAGTCTGGTAACACTCTTCTTATTTTCATCATAAACTCACCATCACCTGCTAAACCTTGTTGACCAATATCAAAATCTCCAGATTCAATACTTGCAGTAATCGCAGTTGTAGCACCTTCCTTAACTTGATTTAATCCTGTTTCATGTTCATAGTAAGTAGATGTACCATCTTGATTACCAAAAACATAATTTGTATCTGTAGTTGCAGTTGTGCCATCTTCATCATATTCTGTTGCATGAGGTTTACCAAACACAGCTGAATCTTGCCATGCTGTTCTTGCTAAAGTTCCTGTTGTCCATACTGGTCGCTCGGCACTTGAGTCTAGATAATTATACGCAACTATTCTATTCACTGTTCCTGAACCTGAGTTTGGATAAAACCAAACAACTTCACCAAACAAATTATTTAAACCTGCATTAATATGTTGTTTTGGTATAGTGTTGATATCGTCAAAGACATGGTCTTCAACTAAACATGGTAGTGATTCTAATCTACCAGCATATCTAAAGAAACCATTTTCTGACATCCAATACGCTGTACCATCAACTTCAACAGCTGCGTTCTGTCCAATCAATCCACAGTTTGTACCAACTTGTTGAAAAGAGAAAGTAAACGGTGGACCAACAAATCTCATAGTAAACAACGCTGTATCAGTCCAAACATAAATTGCATCTCTACCTCTAATCGCTCCTACAATTTTAGATCCATCTGCAAGTCTTTGTGTACCTGCAGTATTAGTTGCACTGGGTGCATACGTGTTAATGTCTTCTTGAGAAGAAAATCTTACAAACATAGGATCTTGTGTAGAAGAAGTTCCTATCGTTGTTTCTGTTCCAAAAAACACTAAGTGTCTATCTGGAGTAGATACTAAACTAAATGCAGATGCAGTAGGTGCCCCTGATATAATTGTCGCTCTTGTTGATACAGAACCATTTGAATCCCATTCAAAACTTTCACCACCATTTATTGTTGCAATTAATTTATTACCAAAATTATCTAAAGACCATAAACCAGGAGCTGTAATAACGTCTCCCGAAGCCGCAGCGTTCCATGCAAAAAAGTTTGATGCATCGGTTACGGTTGCGCCTGAACTATGTGACGCTGCAGTTGTGCCTGATGCACCTCTAGTTAAACCAGATAAAGTTCCACTGCTATTACCAGTGTACGTTATAAGCTCACTATCTATTAATACAGTTCCTGATGATGGAAATGATGATGAGCTTGCCATTGTTAGTGATGTTACACTTGTATTTATAGAAGATGATAATGTAGACGTAAATTGACCGGACTTAAATCCACTCCAAGGTCCAAGTCCATATCCAGTGGATGCAACTTCAACCGCTGGTCCAACTGAATAATAATGTTGAACCCTAATACCACCAGATGTAGTTGCACCAGATCCTGATTCATTTGATCCAACATCTATTGTAAGTGTTGTTGATGTTGGTATAGATTGCACCATAAATTTATTGTCATCAAAATTAGAAGATGAAAAGTTAGAATTAGTTATAGACGAAAAATTATCTAATAAAATAATATCAAATTTATTTATATTGTGTGCAGAGGAAAAAGTTAAAGTTACAGTAGAAGATCCGTTTGTAGTGGTAAAGGCACTTGATAATGTCGTAGTCGATTTAATAGGATGTATGTCATAAAATATACCCCCTGAATATACATACAAAATTCTATTTGTACCTAATGCTGCATACTTAATACCTGAAGTGTTAATAAAGTGATGAATTGCAGTATTTCTACCTGTAATATCTACAGATCCTAATTGTGACCAACCGCCTATTTTTTCAGGCGAACCATACCTAAATCTTACATTGTCACCATTAACCCATTGACCTTCACCACCTGTTGCAGTTACTTGTTTATTAAATCCTGGTGCAAATTTTAATTTTTGTAACATAATTACCTTGCTGTTGTTGGGATTCCTGAAGATGAGACGAAAGGTGATTCTGCGAAACACATATATATATAATTTGACCCATTTGTATTTTGACCAGCATCTGTTGTTATAACTTTGAATCCATTTGATAATATATCTATTCTATTTACACCACTTTCAGCAGCAGAATCATGTGGTTGTAAAAGATCATTATCTCCATTATATCCTTCTCTTTTATTGTCTTGTAATTGCCAACCTTGAGTAGCACTTACATTTTTTTGTAAAACCCAAGCTGGTTTAAATCCTGTATAGACAAATGGCCCACTTGCATTTCCATTTCCTGTGTAGCTTCCAAATTTTGAGTAGCCTTGTACATCTGCGAAGCAGTAGGCTATTATATTTTCACTACTTGCATTATTTTGATTATTACCACCTATTGAAAATACTGAAGATGTTGGTTCTGTATTATTAAACATAACTGTTGAACTGCTGTATGCATAAGTATCTTCAAGATGAAGATATTTTCCAGCACCACCATTAGAATCATAAGTTACCCAATGAATATTTCTGCTTCTATTTTTAAATAGAATCATTTTAGGTGCAGAACTTAATCCATGACCAACTGTTCCTGCACTTCCTGTTCCTGTATAAGACACAATACTAAATCCACTTGTAGTGTTAGCAGATACACTTGAGGTTATGCTTCCATCAGAGTTTGATGATGCAGAGCCACCAGCTTTCCAATTCCATGAAACTACATTTGATCCATTTCCATTTGTTGCATTGTCAGTTCCTAATGAAAATCCATCACTACCAAAAGCTGTAAGTGTTTGTGCATTTGTTGATTCCTGATCATCAACATCAGATTTTAATCTTTTAGTAGCACCTCTTATAACATCAAATAAGTGATGATTATATGCTTGACTTCTGTCTTTTATCCAAACCCAATCAGGTTGAAATCCAACTCCTGTTATAGACCTTGCAGTTTCATTTCCTGAAAAAAGAACAGTGTTAAAATAATCTGTTGGGTTATCTACTGTAGTGTAAGCCATTATCCACCATGCTCCGCTAAATTTTTAGTACATAATGCAAAGTATCCATCAGGCACCTGGTATTCAAAATTACCATGGCCATTACCATCTGCGTTGCCTGATGAGATACTATAAGCAGGGCTTCCAAAATTTGCACTAACAACTTGCCCACCATCACATCTACAAATAATTCCCCAATAATATCCTGTGTGACTTATAGTTAATTGTGTAGTTCCAGATAAATCAGAGCCATTCTTTTGCCATTTAATAGTTTTTGTTGAACTATCTAAATCAATAGCCATTGAAACAATATCTCCAGCAGATGTTGTTCCAACACTAGAAGCTTGTTCTGATGTTCCTATCCATATGGTTCCATCAGAAGATTTGTAACCATATGAAATTGCTGATGCTACTGAGGAATGACCAACATATCCATTTGATTCTGCAATATCTATAATTCCAAAAGTTCTTGTATTATCAGCATCCTCACATTTAAATTCCATGTACCATTTACCTGAATTAAAAGCTATAGTTGATATTAGTGTAGCATCATTGGCATTAGATTGTTTTAGATTACCTTCACTTAAATCAATAGTTCCTGTATAAGTCCTAGCATTATCTAAAGGATTCCATGTTGCAAAATTATTAGTACACGTGTCCGTGCTCTGGTCTGTTGCCGCTAGTCCTGATGAAGCAAAATCATTATTATTACCTGATACATCATTTCCTAAAGTTCCACTATCTTCAAAGTCTAAATAAAATCCATTTGTACCAAAGGTTAAACCAGATACATCTATCGGCTTCCAAATGTTTGAGTCTTCATCAAACTCTCCAAATGATGTTGGTGTTAGTTGTTGACCATCAATATAAACAAATTCTGCCATGTATCCATCATAGTAAGGATTAGCTTGCTCACTATCTTTACCAATAGCATTTAATTCTGCAGCACCTAATTTAATATCTAAATTTTGATCTGGATAATCTGTTTGACTAAAACTTGAAATCTGTGATCCATTTACATACATCTTAACTCGGTTCGAAGCAGTTCCTTGAGAAGTGTCATACGCAATTACTATATGATACCAAGCAGACGGATCTCTGAAAACTTGTGTTGTTTGCACATGAAAAGAATCTGTGACAGCACGAAAAGTTAAAGTATCACCGCTTTCAAATCTTATAAAATGTCTATTTGAAGAACCAGCAGTAAATATTCCTTGTTCAGCAGCTAACTCCCCTCTCTTTAACCAAACAGATACTGTACCAATATCATGTGAAGTACCATCTGTTGAAAATGTTTTACTTAAAAAAGCACTATCACCATCATTAAACCTACATGAGTTGGCTACTTCATATACTCCAGTTGATAATGTATTTGCTCCAAGAATTGTAGGCATTAAGACTCCAATGTTGGAAGCTCACCCAATGGTCTTGTGACTGAACCATCCTCTTGTTCTGTGTAAGTATATAAAGTTTCTAAAGCTGGTGTATCACTAGCATTTGTAATAGCTGTTTCCATTTCAGCTGCTTTAGTTCTTACTGCTGCTCTATGAGTTGTAATAGATGATGGCACTGCTGTACCTGCATCTGCTTTTCTAACTATATACCAATCTGTTCTTTGAAGCTCTCCTGCAGCTTGTGCTTTTATAGTTTTAATTAATTGTGTTTTTAATCCTTCAACTGCAACATCACCTACATCTTTACCTTCTGGTATTTTACCATCTGTTTTATCTTGAGATGTCCATAAAGTATCTGCATGAGCTTTAGCTGTAGCTGTACCATAAGAACCTGTAACTTTACCACTACCAAATGAATATGATACATCAGTATTAACATACCATTTTTCATCTTTTTTATTAGTAGTATCCATTTCTACTTCATAGATACCAATGGCTTCCCTTTCAGACTTAGTCCATAAAGTAAATC